CGACACGCCGGTGTTCCGGCTCGCTCGCAAGCGCGCGCGTCAGGTATCGCGGGACGGGCGGAGGACGACCGAGACCGAACGCCGCCGGATCGTCGCGGTTGCGGCGGCTGGCGTGGCCATGGTCCGCTCCGGACTGCAAACGGTGGATGCGCAGGCCAAGCTCGCCCAGTCGCTGGACACCACCGTCGCCTCGATCTAGACGCTGGAGCGTGCGGGCGAATTGGCCGGTGTCTCGATGTCCGGCATCGAACAGGCGACGAAAGACCTGACACGCCGCCTCAGCCAGGCGGCCGCCGGGACCGGACCTGCTGCCGACGCGCTGGATCGGCTGGGGCTTTCGGCCAACGAGCTGATCGCCCTGCCGCTGGATCAGCGGGTCGGCGCGATCAATGCGGCGATCGAGAGCTTCGTGCCCGCCGCCGAACGCGCCGCCGTTGCGGGCCAGCTGTTCGGTGAGGAAGGCTCCATCGCGATGTCGCGGATCGACACCGCGACGCTGCGCCAGGCGACCGAGGACGTGCTCGCCTTCGGTGTGGTCGTCTCTGAACAGGACGCCGACCAGATCGAGCGGACCAATGACGCGATCTCCCGGCTCGGTCTGATCTGGCGCGGGCTGTCGAACCAGCTGGCGGTCGCTGCGGCCCCCGCACTGGAAGCCGTCGCCGATGCCATGGCAGCGGTCGCGAGCCGCACCAGCCCGCTCGGCATCGCGATCCGTGGGCTGTTCGACAACATCGGCCGTCTGACCACCTACGCCGCCACATTCGCGGCATTCCTCGTTGGCCGCTGGGTCGCGGGCATGGCGGCCGCAGCATTGTCGGTACGCGGCCTCGCTACAGCACTTGCCCTCCTGCGCGGCGCGCTGATCCGCACCGGGATTGGGGCGTTGATCGTCGGCGCGGGCGAACTCGTCTATCAATTCACCCGCCTTGTGTCGGGCGCGGGCGGGTTCGGCGAGGCGATGTCGCTCCTGAAGGACCTTGCGGTCGAAGTATGGGACCGCATCAAGATGGGAGCTGCGGCGGCGGGCGCTGCAGCCACGGCGATGTTCTTCGACCTGAAAGCAGATGCCGCCTCCGGAATGCAGAGCGCTATCGAGAGCGTTGTGGCCTTCGGCAATACGGCCGCAAACCCCTTCGAGGGGGCCTATGAGGCGATAAAGGCGATCTGGGGACTGCTTCCGGCGGCTATCGGCGATCTGGCGTTTCAGGCGGCAAACAGCCTGATCGATGGGGTCGAGGCGATGCTGAATGGCGTTGTCTCCCGCATCAACGCGTTCATCGGCGGGATCAACCAGGGGCTGGAGGCGCTTGGGTCAGAGCGCCGCATCTCGATCATCCCCGATCTCGAGCTCGGTCAGATCGAAAATCGCTTCGAGGGTGCCGCGACGGCCGCGACCTCTGCCGCACAGACTGCCTTTGACCGGGCTTTCGAGGACAACCCGCTCGCCGCACCCGATCTCGGGCTCATCCAGGCGGCCAATATTGCGCTTGCCACGGCCAACACATATCGTGGGGCGGCACGCGATCTGGCCGAGGGCGCGCGTGCGCCGCTCGCCAGTTGGCAGGCGTTACGCGATGCGGTGCAAAGCAGCGATGAAGATGGCGCAGACGCGCTGACCGAGGCGACCGACGCGGCGGGGCGGTTCGAGACGGCTCTTGGTGATGCCAGACGCGCGGCCGCGGGTGCAGGTGCGGCGGCCGGGGCTGCTGCCGCTGCAGCGGGACCCAACACCGAAGCCGCCGTTACTGGCTGGCAGGCTGTCACCGCAGCGTTGTCGGACTACGCCAGCAAGGCACGCGATATCGGCAGCGATATCGGCCAGAGCCTCGTCAGCGCGTTCCAGTCGGCGGAGAACGCGGTGGGCGAGTTCGTGAAGACCGGCAAGCTGGATTTCCGCGATCTGGTCACCTCGCTGTTAGCAGATCTCGCCAAGCTTGCAGCGCGACGGTTCATTCTCGGGCCGATCGCTAATGCGCTCTCGGGCGCGCTTGGCGGTGCGGGCGGGATCTTCGCGAACATCCTGCACGCGGGCGGCATGGTCGGAGCCTCTGCGCCAGGCCGGATGGTTCCAGCCATGGCATTTGCGGCAGCGCCCGGGATGCATGGTGGCGGCATGGCAGGGCTGCGCCACGACGAAGTCCCGGCCATCCTGCAACGCGGAGAGCGGGTGCTCTCGCGGCGTGAGGCACAGAGCTACGGCGGCGGTGGCGTCAATGTCACCATCATGGCGCGCGACGCCGAGAGCTTCCGGCAGTCCCGCACGCAGGTCGCGGCCGACATTGCCCGCGCCGTGTCGCTAGGGCGGAGGGGCATGTGATGGCGTTTCATGAGGTCCGGTTCCCCGACAATATCAGCCGGGGCGCACGCGGCGGGCCAGAACGGTGGACCCAGATCGTGGAACTCGCGTCTGGCGATGAGGAACGAAACGCCAGCTGGGCGAACAGCCGCCGCCGCTATGACGTGGCCTATGGCATCCGGCGCGCCGACGATCTCGCGGCAGTGGTCGCCTTCTTCGAAGCGCGCAACGGGCGGCTCTATGGATTCCGCTTCAAAGACTGGGGTGATCACAAATCATGCCTGCCATCCGGCACGCCATCGCCGAGCGATCAGGCGATTGGCACCGGCGACGGCACGTCGACGACCTTCCAACTGGTGAAGCTCTACGCCTCTGGCGCTCAATCCTGGACACGGACAATCACCAAGCCGGTGGTGGGCAGCGCTCGCATCGCGCTGGCGGGCGTGGAGCAAGCCTCCGGTTGGTCGGTCGACACCGCGACCGGCGTCATCACCTTCAGCACCGCGCCGGGCGCTGGTGTCGCGATCACAGCGGGCTTCGAGTTCGACGTGCCGGTTCGTTTCGACACAGACACACTGGATGTGACGCTGGACCTCGAACGACTGGGCTCGATCACCTCCATCCCATTGCTGGAACTCCGCCGATGAAAAGCATCCACGCCAATCTGCAGGCCCATCTCGACGAGGGCACGACCACGCTGGCCTGGTGCTGGCGCATCGCCCGCGCGGACGGCGCGAGTTTCGGCTTCACCGATCACGACCGGACGCTGACCTTCGACGGGACGGACTTCGAGCCAAAGAGCGGACTGACGGCGTCCGAGGTCCGTTCGGGCTCCGACCTGTCGGTCGATGCGCAGGATGCCGAGGGCGTTCTGACCTCGGACCGGATCACTGAAACCGACATCCTCGACGGCCGCTGGGATAATGCGGAGGTCGAGGTCTGGCGGGTCAACTGGGCCGACACGGGCCAGCGCGTGCTGATGCGCCGCGGGGCTATCGGCCAGATCCGGCGCGGGCGGCTGGCATTCGTGGCCGAGGTGCGCTCGCTGGCCCATGTCCTCGGCCAGACGGTCGGGCGGACCTTCCAAGCGACCTGTGACGCGGCACTCGGGGATGCGCGCTGCGGGGTGGATCTGGATGGCCCATCCTACAAGGGCACCGGGGCCGTCATCGATCTCCTGCGCGACCGGGCGTTCACAGCCTCGGGGCTCGGCGGCTTTACCTCTGGCTGGTTCACCTTCGGCACAGTCGAATGGACCAGCGGCGCGAACGCGGGGCGGCGCACCGAGGTGTTGGGCCATGACGTAACGGATGGTGTCGCAGTGCTGACGCTGCTTGCAGCGCCAGTACGCGCCATCGCGGGCGGTGATGCTTTCACCATTCGCGCAGGCTGCGACAAGCGGATGGAGACCTGCGGGACGAAGTTCGCGAACACGGCCAATTTCCGGGGCTTCCCGCACATCCCCGGCCAAGATGCCGTGTTGCGATACGCCACGAAGGATGGCGGCCACGAGGGGTCCGTGCTGTGAACGCCAATCCCCAGCGTGTCATCGCCATCGCGCGCTCCTGGCTCGGCACGCCATACCACGACCAGGCGAGCCTGCGCGGCGTTGGCTGCGACTGCCTCGGGCTGGCCCCGCAAAGGGCTGCGCGGCAACATCCGGGGATACTTCGCCTATTATTTCGGAGCTGCTAGTGCTCCAAGTCTGACACATGTTACCTGTTTCCCCTGATTTCATCGAGAGCGTTGAGCGCGCGGCGTTCGCGGGTGAGGATGTTTTCGGCGCTCT